TACGCTGTGCCCGCGTTGTTGTAGTCTACGTTTTTCAGCAATGACAAGCCGTCAGTTGCAACAATGCGCAATGACTGTACAGGTGAGCTTTCTGTAATATCAACCTGTTCGCACAAAATTGTGCCGACCCAAATGCGCTCACTGTCGCGCAACACCTCTAGCAACCAATCGCCGTCTTGCGCATTTAACAAGTTTGTAATCAACGTCGACAGTGTAGAGCTGCCAGATGGCCATAACGTTTCTACCTCACAACGCGAATGCACGATGCCTGGCAACAGCAATGTGTCGTCAGTGTTTTCGTAAATAAGCTTGACACCTTGTGGCCCTACGTCAAACTCGCGTGTGCTGTCAGAGCCAGANGTGTTCTGTATNATGCGAACTGCGTAGGTCTCGCCGTTTATGCTTTGCGCATTGCCTGATGCGTAGAGGTAGCTGCTCATGCGTAACGGTTGCGGCTCGTGCCTGTGCGAGCGTTTGACAAAAAGATGTCATTGCCTTGTATGCGTCCAAAGACCTCTACTTGGTTGCCGCCCATCATGTCTCTTAATTTACTCAATGGCGCTACAACTTCAGGATCTATAGCTGCATTTCTGTTGTCGCCAATCATAGCCATTGTAGGACCGTATGCTACACCGCCATTTGCAAGGGCTGGCACGCCGATACGTTGTGTTAATCCGCTGGCGATGCCGAGACCGATTGCACCAGCAAGGTTGCCTGTCGCTAATGCTTTAGCTGCTGCTTGACGCAAATATGACGCTACAATGTCCACNGTNACTTGTCGCAGGAANTCTGCAAAGTTGCGTGCGCTGCGTGCGGCTGCTTCAAANGCACCAGCAATTGTTGCCGCCATAGTTGTTGTGGTTTCTGCAATTNTTTCACCAGCAACCTCGACATTTGTAAGCTCGCTTAAAAATTCGTGCACCGACTTTTGCGCAGTCAACGTGCCTGTACTAAAATCTGTAATAGCGTGCATTGCTTCCTCAAGGTGTGGAAGCATTTCCTCAGTTGCCTTGCCTTGTTCTGTAATTGCGTCAGTTGTAGCATTTACGACTGGCGTCACTGCGCTTTGTTCTGCATTCATTTGACGCACAGACGTAACAAGACCTTCAATGCGACTGTCTAAGTAGTCTATTTGCTCGCCGTATTTTCGGACATTGCCGCGTGCAATTTGTTTGTCAAATTTGTCTCCAAGCGTTCCTACAGCAGCGCGCGCNTCTTCAGCACGTTGTGCCGCTCGCATGCTGTTGCGCTCACGCTCCAGCTCTCTTATCTGCTCTTTTACGTGGTTGATTTGCGCTTGCTTGTCAAGGCTTGCCAGTGATCGTATGAATTTGTCATTTTCAACCTTTGCATCGCTTGTGCGATTACGAAACAAAACAATTGCCGCTGTCAGTGCGGCTATACCTGCAACGACAAGGCCGGCAGGGTTAGCTAACATCACGGCGTTAAGAGTCAAAAACACAGCGCGCAGGGCTGTGATTTGTGCAATGATTTGCGGCAAAAAAATGATGAGCGGACCAATACCTGCGACCAGCAAACCAATCTCCATTGTCATTTGCTTAGTAGCCCCTGTAGTAGCTGCAAACCTTTTTGCTAGGTCTGTAACACCGTCAAGCAATTTTGTAACAGCTGGCAACAGCGTTTGACCTAACTCAGCGCCTGCAAGTTTTAGGTTGTCTAGTGCGGTGCTAAACTTACCTGCCGCTGTTTGACTTAGACGCTCCATAGCGCCGTTTGCAAAACCGCCCTCCTGTGCAAAGCTGCGCAAAGTCTCGTTAAACTGCTGTACACTTACTGCACCTGCGCCAAGTTCCGACGGCAACAAACCAGTTGCATCTGACAAAGCTGTGAAAATAGGTATGCCGCGTTCTGCAAGTTGGTTTAGGTTTTCCAACTCAACCTTGCCCTTGGCATTGACTTTTGCAAAGATTGCGGCAATCTCTTCAATGCTCGATCCGCTTGTTGCGGCAATGTCGCCTAGAAATTGCAGCTGCTCATTTACCTCGTTTATAGCTGTGCCACTTGCAATTAATTGACGAGCTGCGTTGCCTACTTGCTCAAGCTGAAAAGGTGTCTGAGCTGTAAACTCGTTTAATTGTGCAACCATCATTGCTGCCTGTCGCGCGCCNCCAGTCAAGCTGACAAATGACGTTTCTAGCGTCTCTAGGTCTGCTGCACTTTTTATAGCAGCTGCACCAAGGCCAACAAGCGGCAACGTAATACTGCGCGTCATGCTTTCACCAAGGCGCGTAAAGTTGCTTGTCATTGAGCGCATGTTGCGCTGCACACGTCCAAGCGATTTGTTAAGATCGCGCGTATCTGCGCCAATGCGCACTATGAGATCACCTAGTTTAGCCATTGGTGTTTGTTGCTAATGCTTTTAGTTGATTCCAGCCGTGACTGGGGTTTTGTTTTTCTTGCTGTTCCCATGGGAATGTAGCAAGGTCTTTAGGCTTTAGGCTTGCGCCTTTTTTCGTGTGTACGTTAAGCAACAACGCGGTCTGCCATCGGGTACGCTCCCAGGCATCACGCTGTTGTGTTTCCTGTAGCTTGTACCGACCGCGTACCGCGTTGCCGAATTGTCGAAATGTGAAGTCGTACAGAGCGTCAGGGGTCAGGCCCAATAAGCCCAACCCCAACGACTCTATTTCGTCCCATTCAAGTGGTTTGTTGTCGTCGTCACCTCGGTTTTTTTTTCACCGCCTGGCGACATTGACTCCTCAATCACCTGCATCACATTTGCCAAGTCCGCAACGTCAATTAAACCTAAAAAATCATCCACTGACAATTCAAACTTCATACCCTGTTTGCGGCATCCTTCCTCAACGAAGTAGTAGAGCAGCTCAGGCATCTTAGTAACGTCCTCGCTGTCTAGCGTAGCCACCTTGTGGCCTGTCTCGTTCTCAAAGTTTCGCCACGCACGCATACTTGCGCGCACAGGAAAGGTCTGGTTGTCAAGGGTAATTGTCATGTATTACGAGTGGTCTTGGAATGTAATTGCGCTAACGCACTCAAGAGTGCAAGTGTAGGAAGCGTTGTCCTCTGTACCTGCGCTCAACTCAAGTGATGTAATAAAGGCTTCGAAGACAATTTCTTTGTCGCCAGCTACCTCGGTGTCATTAGTAAAGTCGTACGAGCACACTTTCACGTCTTGTTTGTTGCCAGCCAAAAAGTCGACCATCAACTCGTCGTATCCGTTAGTTGCGTCACCAGCGTAAAACGCAGTAAAGTTGACTGTCAAAGTTTTTAAGCCAGGCAACAAGGCGCGAAAACCGCCGTTGTTCTTGCTTGTTGTGTCGCGTGTCTCAGTTGACACCGATACGCTCAAATCAGTTACGTGATCTGCGACGACGACGGGCGTGTTGTCCGTCTCAAACATCACTGTGTACTGTGAGCCATTAAAAATACCAGTTGTGGCCATAATTATTCGTTGTTATTAGGTTTTCTGCGGTCTGCAATAATGAGATTGATGAGCACGTCGAGGTAACCAAATACCTGGTTATCCTTGTCGCTAGGCGTTGCGTTAACGATGATTTTTATAAAGGCCAAAAGCCCTAGCGTCAACTCGCCCCAATTTTCTGCAATAAATGTAAGTGGGTCCATTATCGTTTAATTCTAAAAGTGTAGTCCTGTACTGCAATATAAGTATTGCGGTCGGCACTTACCTCTGTTACTTCGTTTGTGTAGTGTATGGATTGCACTGTAATGTCGCCAGCTGATGCGTCGTTGACTGTGACACCTTTGCGATCAAGTGCAGCTCGCACGAGGTCAGCCAAATCGTTTGCCGACGCGTAGGTATTGCTTACGCAAAATATCTCGCACTGCGCCTCATCAACAGGCGTGCCGTCTTTCGTGTCGCTAGGTGTGTTGCTGATAACGCTGTAGACGATATACGGCATGCTGGCCGCTTCCTTAGCAAGCTCAGGAAAAATGCGACCGCCTACTCGCCCGTTTACAGTAGCGTCATTTGTAAGCAAGTTGTATATAGCTAGTCCGACTTTCATCGCATAAATCTTTCGTATTCGCGTTTTAACAGTCGGTTGCGCAGCGCCTCCATGCGTGTTTGTGTGGCGCGCTTGCTGCGGTCAAAGACGCCTGTGTTTGGCGTCGTCTTTTTAATGCCAAAGCTGTCGCCGCCTTCTACAATGTGCGCAAACCAGCCGTCACTGTACTTGCGCGTTTTGCGTCGTCCAATTGTGTTTGTCAGTGGGCCAGCAATGACTTTTGTGCTGCGTTTTTCTGGCTGAAAAATGCCAATGCTTCGACGCAACTGTCCACGCTTGACCAAAATGTCTGAGCTGTCTTTGCGTTGCACTAAGATGTCGCGTGCAAAGTCTTTCACGTTTGCCTTAGCAGATGCGGTGTACACATCGCCAACGCGCTCGTTTATAGCAAGCAGGTTGTTGTAATCCTTCTCGCTCCATTGTGCCAGCTTGTCTAGCTTTTTTAGCACCTTCTCCATGCCTACAACCTTAACTGTCGACATTACTCAGAGATTACGCGTTCTGTCACCAGGTTAATCATGTCTTTGCGACCAACCTCCTGCACAGCTAGTATCTTGTAGATGTCAGTGCCATGCTTTACGCGGTACTTTGGCGTGACTACACGCGTAAAGCTAGACGACCGCACGCGCCACGAAACGCGGTTAATAGCAGTCTCCTGTTCTGCAATGATGCTACTGCGTGCCGCCTTGTTGTCCATAGCCGCCCAAACTGTTACAAACGTCTCATAAGCATCAGCTTGTGCTGCTTCACCGTATGCGTTTATAGTAGCTCCCGCTGCTGGTGCCTCAATTGTTATGCGACGATCTAAAAAGCCAATGTTCATTGCCGCAAATCAATAATGCGCTCGCTGTTAAGCAAGCTGTGAACGCTCATTGGCACAGTGTTGGCCGATGCGCCTGTAATGACTGCGCGACGGTTCTCAAACCAATGCGCAACGAGCAGCTTTGTAGCTACCTCAATTTGTGCAGATGCAGCTGAACCACACCGGCATTCAATCTCAATAGGACTAGCGTTGTACTCTTGTAAGTCTGGTGTATCGTGAAAGCTAATGCGCGTTGTGTTGTCAGTCAGCTTTTCTGCGTAATACTTGTCAGTCGACAAGGTTTGCTGTACGCCAGCACTGTCATCGTATTTCACAGAAACAATGCGCGTAACGGGTCCAAATGCCAAAGATGCACTGCGCCAGCGTGCGAGGTAAAATTTCGTTACGCCGTCGGCTGTAAAGTGCCTGTTTGTGTAGTCACTAATGTGACCCACTGCGGCGTTAAGCAATGCCGTGATCGTCGTGTCCTCGTCACTACCATCTACGCGCAAAAAAAGCTTCATATCAGCAAGTGATACGACGTCAGTTCCAGTTGTGTACGATGGTTTTGTAATGATCATAGCAGAGAAAAAAAAGGAAGCCCAGCCTTATTGCCAGGCTTCCTAGTATTAGTCAATTATCACGTAAAGTCATACAAGTAAGCCAAGGCACCTGCCTGACGCACGTCTACGTCGTAAAACTTATTGACGTGCAGAGCAATCTGCGCTGTGCCTGCATTGCTGTATGGGTCAACCAAAAGGTCAATGCCACCAAAGAATGCCATAACCATGCCCAAGCTAAAATCACCAAACAACAGTGCACCTTCGTCAGCTGTTGAGTCAATGAGGTTAGGCGTGAAGTTGGTGTTGTAGCCGTCAATGTTGTTGCCTTCGACGACTGCCTTAATGCTGGCAACAGCGGCTTCACCCTTCAAAATGCTCATGGCCGTAGGTGATCCGACAAATGAGCACGCGCCCAAATCGCCACCAGCAGCCAACACAGCCTTTTGCATGTTAGTCAAGTCAGCGTATCCTACGGCGCCAGCTTTGTCCACATTGCTTGCAGCAGTGGCGGCAGCCTTTGCAAAGACAGCCTTGTCAATGGTCTCGTTAACACCAGCTGCCAACTCGCGTGCAATCATAGCGTCAACCTGAGCACCGCCCTGCAAAATCAATTGCTTGCTGTACTTAGTGTTTGCAGCAACACGAATTGGTGACAGTGTCAACTCGTCCATTTCCAAAGTCGAAGCAGCATCAGCAGAAACTTCTGTTTCTTCTGTACCAACAGCTTTGTTGCTAACGCGTGGGAACTTCAGGTTGCCTGTAGCGTTGTTAATGGTAGTTACACCAATACGCTCGGCCATAGTTGGCGTGCGCAACGCGTCAATGACACCAGGCACTGTTGTAGCAACAAAGCCGGAGCCGTCACCAGAACCTGCCTGAAAGTCGTCAGCAGCACCAGCACGGAACAATGCTGACGCTGGAATGCCAATTTGACCAGACATCTGCAAACCGCGCATTTGGTATTCCTTTGCGGCTTCTTGTGACCATTCAGCTTCGGCGCCTTCGAGTGCCTTGCCAAAGCTTGCAGCCTGCACAGCACGGCTGAGACTGAAAGAGCGGTTAATCTTATTGATTTCCTTGACCTCAGACACAGAAGCGCCGCCCATTTGTGCTTGGCGTGCAATCATATCCTCGTGTGCCTGGCGGCGTTGAATTTTGCCGTCGAGACGCTCAACCTCGCGCTTGCACAGGTCGGCCTCTTCTTGTTCGTTGTTGGTCCAGTCGCGATTTTCTGTTTCTGCGACATTTACCAACTCTTCGTAGCGATCAGCGTGTGTTGCACGGGTCGCCTTCATCTCATTGAGATTCATTTGTTGTAGAATTTGTGGTTCGTTATTCTCTGTATCTGTATCGGCGACTGCATCCGCAGTCACTTCGTCAATCTCAAGCTGTTGGTCACGCGCTTGCACCGTGGCGGCTGCGTATGCTGGGTATGTCACTGGTGACACGTCCAACAGTTGCCGCACCTTGTCTACGCTGCGTACTGTGCGCGCATCGTTCCACGATTGCTCTTCAATCGTAAATGCAAAAGATGACTGTGTAATGTCACCGCGCTTAACGCTCTCGTAGAAGTCTCTTGCGTATTGCTGGTCGCCCAGCTTTACTTTGTATTTCAACCCACGCTCGTCTGTTGTCAGCTCTAGCGTGCCGTTGCTTGTACGTCCCAAAATAAGGTTTGGGTCGTGGTTAATAAGTGCCCGGACGTCATCGTCCATTACGTCGTCAAAAGCACCGGGCCTAATGACCTCGCGGTATGCGCCTAGGTTTGTCTCACTGTTAAAAACAGCAGCATAGCCCTCCAGCACCATCTCGTCGTCATCGTCAGACTTGCGCACTTCTATAGTGCCCATTGTCCGCTTTTCGGCTTCGTCGTGTTGTGTACGTTCGTCGTTTTCCATTTGTTCTACCTTTTCACGAGACCAATTGTGCGCGGTCTTTCCGCCCCACAAAAGGTACGAAATTGTACCGCATGCCTCTGTGTCGTCTGGGTTGTAGTATGTCTCTGCGCGTGACAGAAAGCTGTACATACGTTTTACGCGTGCGTCGCTAAGTGTCTCGCCAGCTGCTAAGATGCGTGCAGTCTCCTTGCCTACAGCAGTAGCGCATTTGCCGCCGACTTCCTTGTTCAGGCGTTGGCCGCGTCGCGCATTGTTGCGCATAGCCTCGGGGTACTCACTGTACGGCATCGCTGCTCACTTTTGCGCTGTACTCGCCTAGGCGGTCTAATGCGATTTGGTTAATCTGTATTGTGTGCTGATCACCACCGTTTACAGGGTTCATTTGCTCTTTGCGACGCACCTCGTTAATGCTCATAACACCGCTTTGCAGCATTTGCTGGTAAAAGTTGGTGCGTGCAGCCAAGTCACCTCGATACAAGTCGTTCATGTTAAACTTGCTGTACACGTCTGGGCGCTCAAAGCTTTGTATGAGCTTGCGGTCAATTTCTTGCTCGATGCGCTTTGCCCAGGGCGCAATTGTGTGACGTGCAAACTGCAAATTTTGCTGTTCTACGTTGTTAAACGTCGTTTGGCTCGGTAGCTGTACAAGCGACGTCGGTACGCTGTATATGCGGCAAATTTCCTCCGCTTGAAACTTACGCGTCTCAATAAACTGCGCTTCATCTGGCGTAATTGTTATGCGTTGGTATCTAAAACCAAACGGCAACAGCTTTGTCCCTGCGTTCATTGCGCTTTGATTCCAGCTGTTTTGTATCACGTCCATCTGTTCCTTGCGCAAAGGCTGATCTGACGCCAAGACGCCAGTCATTTGCCCCTTTTGCCCAAAATACTCACTGCCAAAGTCCTGTGCTGCCTTAGCTAGCCCCATGTTCTCGCGATGCAAGCGTATAGGACTCATTTTGTTCATGCAGCTTATCTCTAGCATGTTGTCCTGCGTGACTGCACCGTAGTCGCGGATGACAAAAACGCGCTCGCCGTCAACATCTTTGACGTCAACGTCGTAAAAGCTTACAGGCACCAGGCGTTCGGCATAACCTCGTGCGTTACGCTCAATGATTGCGTAACCGCATCCGTACATGAGTGCACTGGCCATCACGTTCTCCCAAAAATCAAACGCGTTTTGGTGCTCGTTAGGTGCTGACGTAATCAGCTCGTAAGATGGGTGTTGGTTAGCAACCTCAATGTTGCGACCGTTGCGCACGTAAATCTCAAGGTCTAGGCTGCCAATCGTGCTTGCAATCTTGTTAATGCACGCGTAGACAGTGCTAATTGCCAGTGCGCTCTGTTCTGTCACATTGACGCCGCTGCGCACGATGGGATTTATACCCATTTCAGCCTCAATTGTCTGACTGTTGTACTTACCTACTCGGTAACGGAACAAGGCGCTAAGGCGTTCGGTTAGTGTGGCCATACGTTGCGGGTTAGC